AATTGAATAAATCCCGCTTACTGTATTCATGTAGCCAAGAGCGTAAGAACTAATACCGCTCAAGGTGTTGTGACTTCCAATAGCAACCGAGAAATTTGACGTCCCTCCGCCATGGGTGTCAATGGTGTTATAACTGCCAAGTGTCACGCCGGGATCGTTTATGTCGTTTGTGTATCCGAGAGCAAACTCGTAAGGGGCTGCTAAGTTGTTCCCGAATCCAGCTGCGAAACAAGCTGCGCAGGCTGACTGCATTGTATTAGTTAGGCCCACTATGGCTGAACCAACTGCGAATGGTGAAATTGAATTGCTTGGTGTTGCTGACCACTTTTCACCAACGACAAGAGTAGGGTAAATCCAGCCACCTGTCGTAAAACTAACAGGCCCATTGTTTGCAATCTCAATTCCTCGGTCCAAATCATCAACAATGTACATAGCGCTTCCGTAGTTCGCCGCTATGATCTTGTTGGTGTAAAGGGCTTTCGTGCTATTAATCACCAAGTTCCCACCGCCATCAAACCAAGCTGCGTTCACTCCATCAGTCATGTTCCTGAAAACAAGTCCAGCGAGCGCGGTGTTTGTTCCAACATAATAATCGTCTGTGCTGGCGGCATCGAATTTAACGTAAGAATCGTTCGCGTCACCTTTTACAGAGATAACGTATGCGCCTGTTCCTGTGAGGTCAGGCAGAGCCCCTGCCAGGATATTGTCATGATCGTACACCGTTGTTCCCGCCGAATCTGTAACAAGTATGTGTATCCAGCCAGAGGTGGTATAGAGTAAGGCTGATCCTCGCGCGTCAAGTGTGTACGGGTTTGCTGCTGCGCTTGTTTCATCCTTGTCGGTCCAGATAGTTCTTGGGGTTGTTCCGCCAGCATCGTATATGTTTACTTCTCCAGATACGAGCAGGGAATTACTTGTATTAGCAGTGTTCGCACCCCAGATAACAGGAACCTGGACAGCTGCATCCAGGTTCCATACCAACACCAGGAGTAATGAAAGCATGATGTGTTTCATGGTTATTTGTCCTCAATTCTTAGTTCTAACAGAAAAGAACCTTTTGTTGCTGACGCTGATATTGCTTTTGAGAATATCGTAGTTTTGCTAGGAATTGAAAAAGGGAAAAAATACCCCTTTTCCACAGGAGCGGTACTGGCGTGTATTCGGAAATATTCTCGAATTAATCCAGTACAGCAACTCCCGAAAGTTGAAATAGTTGTGTTGACGGTAAACCCAACATAAAAATCGTTTGCCATCAGGTAAACATTTTTATCGTCCGGCACAGTATAAATTCCCGATCTGCTAATGGAAATCTCAGCACTGATGCCGTTCATGACGTGTTCAAGATCGCCAGGTCTGCCTGCAACAAGATTTATTTCAGCTGAGTAAGCGTAGATATCGCCAACATTATGATTTGCCGAACCCCAGACGCTCACATACATATCGTTTACGGCAACATATTTTTTTGTTAGCGAAACAGCGGAGGTCCCGTTCAAATTTGCACTTTCTGATTGCTCCAAAAAATCATTGTCGAGACCGGTCACCAGTATAGTCCTTGCCCCTGTGCCAGCGGCCTTATCGTTAGCACTTGTACTCGACACTTCAATTGATATAGCAGTTGTAACAATCAGAGGGACTTCTGCGGTGCCCCATATCTCACCGAACACATATTTAGTCGTTTCGATTGAAGAGTCAACCGATCTAATCCATTGGTAAGTAACACCTTCGATATTGCCTTTGACTATTTCGAGGTTAGGGTTATCTACGTTCGCAACCCCGTACTTGTCACCGGATACGTATTTAACATCGCCTGTTCCGCCGTTGAACACGGTTTGTTTCCCGAATATGCCTAAATTCGTTGTGCCATCAGGCGGGGGATACGCCGCGAAAGACCACGACACATACAATACAAACATTAAACAAAAAACTAACTTCATTTTTCCTCCTAATACCTATGCTTTGAATTCGCGCCGATGCTATACGCGGACCTTCTGCTGGTCACTTCGTTGTCAGGAATATCTGAACTTATAGCCTCGTCAAGAAGCCTGTCTGCTTCAAGTCTCAAACTTTCTCTAAAATCCGGTTCACAATTTCCAGACATATTGTAAGCCAAACGGAATACAAAATATTGATAGAACCTCACAGGGAAATCGCCATGATCATCTTCTGAATCAAAATCCTGCAGTTTTCTGGCCAGCCACAATTCTAAGGCGTAGTTGGTCGCTGAATCAGGTTGAGGATACAGATAACAACGATATTGCGGGCTGATTTTATGCACACACAATTCAAAACTCGCGCCTGTTGCTTGTCTGTCCTCTATGTCAGCATATCTAAAGAAATTCCTAATTGTGACATCATCGTAACTTTGCCCGGTTGTCCTGAAAAGCTTTGCTTTCTCAACGCTCAAGACATCCTCGTCAAGAAGAAAGTCAGCAATACAAGTGTAAGCTGTATCAGTCGCCCACGCTGCCGCTCCCGCTGTTCCGGCAAGTTTCCAGTACATTTTCCATAAGACACCCGTACCCGGCTCTGTGTCCGCTGATGAAGTGTGGCCGAGCGTGCAGGTATAAACATCACCGCCGCTTGTTCTTTCAGTAGAAGCGGTAAGTTTTAACCCCAACCGTTTCACTTGCCAGAGTCTTACCCCTTTGTCTACAAGTGACTTCAGAATCATGTTTATCTCGCGCTTGGCTTTCGTGTAATTCTGTGGAGATGGATTTTGTCCATACGCAACCATATTTACTTTATCCAGCGCTGATTCTATTATTTCATTAAGCGTCATTTCAAAATTAGCGGACCCACTTGTGATTTTTTCTGCCATGCATGCTCCTTAATAGGTGAAAGGCCGGGAAAACCCGGCCCTTTTACCTTTAGTCAAGATCATTTGGAATTATCGGGGGAATGATATCAACAAAGGTCACATCTGTAAACCCGGTTGCCGTTGGAGCACTGGCGCCCCCAGGCATAGGACTGAAGATTGTTTCAAGCGTTGAAGCCAACGCCGCAAAATCAGTTGTCCCCGGTGTAAAAGCTGCTGTATCGTTTTCAATCCACAACGCACCGAAAGGCACTTCTCCGGAAGGGCACGCAGGGTACACCGCAACTTCAAGCGAAGACACAGCTGTACCCGCTGTTACCGTGATGGAAGAACCTACTGTTGCGCTGGAGCCATCCCAGCTGAAAAGATAAATGCGCGCAAGCCCTGCTGCTAACGTGGTCGCGCTTTTCCATGCATCAACCTCAGCTGTATTGTCTAGGTATTTCATCACACCGTTGACACACATCTCGGCGGTAATTGCTCTAATATCATCGGCTTCGCTCAACGATATTTCCTGTGTATACGCACCTATTTCAACATCATCTTCGTTTGCGATGTAATGGCAGAAACGGTACAGCATTGCAGATCTAAGCAAATTGTAGTCTGCTTTGATTTCGTTGACCGCATCCTTATAGAGAGTATCCAGATAGTAACACTGGTCTACGGTTGCGCCATTCGGTGTGTAGTTCTGGTTGCCCTGACACATTGCCGTCAGCAGCAGCAGAACACTTATAAGAATAACTTTACTCAATTTAACCTCCTATTGAGTACTGAGCCGGGAGTTACCCCGGCTCAGTTTGTTGGTTTTCTTAGGCCACGAGATCGCTGGCAAAGTCTGAAACTGCGTACGTCATGCAGAAGTAAGCTTTACCAGTTGTGACTGTGTTGTTGAATGTCGCACGGATTTCTTTTTTTACCGGGTATGCGTTACCCAAGGCGCCCGCATCTGTGCCCTTTGTTGTTGAATACCAGGTTCCGGCTGTGGTGTTCAGATCAATCCCGGTATCAAAAAGAGCCGCTGTGTCCTCGTCGCCAACCTCAACGGTAAGCGCCCCGCTGGCATCGACAAGAACTTCGGTGCTTTGGTTAAGAACAACCGCACCAACGGGAACATCCCACAGCGCGTATGTGTCTGCTGCCGTGGGTGGTTCTACCGCGTAATCTATTACGTTTTCGACAAAGAACAGCCGGTTGCCGAGATCCTTGAAGATCGCTTTGTTTTTCTGTTTCTCGAGATTTGCCATTGCTATTTACCTCCTGTGGTTAAGCTAGCGTAATATCGCTGTACTGTCCGCGTGTTAAGTACACGGAGAAACTGGAATTATCAAAAGTGAACGCGCTTCTGGGGTGTGTGAAAGATGGCTTGGTCACTCCGAAAATGAAGTTGATAGCTATACCAATCTGATTCCCGTAATCAAATGACTTTGCCACGATAAACGGATCAACACCAAAGGCGATTGCGAGAGCCTGAGCGCCCATGAAAGAACAGTGAGCCCACGGCACAGTTGCCGTGCCTGCTACCGCTGCGTAAATAGGCATCCTGTTGTAAACGTGTACGATTACATTGTCCACGATACACACGCAGTTCTTGAACAGTGGGAATTTGCCGGTCTTCTGAGCGTAAGCAGCTTTGATGTAATTCTGGAATTCAGAATTCTCCTGCATATCAACACCGACATCAGAAGGGACCAGGAGTACATAGTATTCCTCGCCTCCGTGTTCGATAGGAACCATCTTGTTGCGCTGTTCGTCCCTTCCTGTTACGGCAGCGGCTTTCAATGTTCTGATTATATGAGGTGAAATCTTGGAAGTTGAACCAAGAGCAAGTGAAGCTGTGCCGGTGGTTGCTGTTACAGCCATTCTAGTGTTAGCGTGATCGTAGTAGTAAATCTCTGTCGGTGATGTGATCAGAGCGGTTTTACAGAGAATGTCGATCTTGGCTGCAGCCCAGTTGTTAAGCCTGGACTTAGCGGTCGGCTCGAATTCCAGATCAGAGCGCATCCTGTCGAGGCGGCCCTGTGAACGAACAGCGTTTCTGTACTGTTCAAGTTCGACATAACTGTCGTCTGTATCAACTGCCTGCTCGTTACCTTCCAGAGTATCGTTCCCGACGGTTCCGGTATCTTCGTCAAGTTCATACACCAGACCGAAAGTCACCTTGTCGCCTTTCTGACCTTTGAGTTCCTGGAGAACGTGTACAGGATTGTTATCGCCACCATCCAGTTTGGTTCCGTCTTTGATGAACTGGTTCTGTTCGCTTGTGTTCATACCCTTTCGGTCAATAAAGCTTCCTGCGAAACGACTGACGAAAAATGAATATTTCGGCATTTCGTAAAAAAACTTTTTAGACCACTTTTTTATCGCGAGATTGTTCGCGCTTGTAACGCCCCACATTGCCATAATTTACCTCCGTTGATTTGCGTTGACTCTGCGCTTGAATTCAACTTCTACCTGTTCCCAGGTAATAAGTTGTTTTTCTTCAAGCGAGATAATTTGTTCGTCGTTCATGCCAGATAGATCTAACGCGTCAGGGTCCGGGCTCTCCCCTTCCGTTGAGCTGGCAGTAAGTCCGTTTTTCTGGGCTTCTGCTGCTGCTGCTTTTAGTTTAGCGGCATCGTACCTTTGCTGTGCTTCTGTCTTGGCGCCAATAACAACGCCTTTGTTTTTTAAGCTTTGTTTCGCCAGGCGACCGAGCGGAACAAGTGCGTCGAGCCCAACAACCATAAAAGGATCTACCGCGAATTTGTCCAAGAAAGACTTTTCCATCAAACCGGCTTCAACGTCAACTTGCAACATTAAAACCATTTCGGATAGCAATTCTTGGCTGTATTCAGGAATGATCTTTTTATAGAGGGTTTCTACGCTTGTTCTCTGCTCTGTAATTTTAGCTGCTTGCGCGTCTTTTTTCGCTTGAGCCGTTTCCATAATCTGACTAACGGCTTCTTCCAAACCTTCTTTTGTGGAGAAAGCCCGGTCATAATTTTCCTGGCTCAGACCGCTGAGTTTTTTTTTAAGTTCGCCCGCTTCAGTCGCTTTCCTCTGGCTGAAAGCCTCTTTTTCCGCTAACTGTGCTTTAAGAGTTTCGTTCTCTGCTTTTAAAGCCTTTTCTGCGTCTGTAACAGATTCAACAACCTTTCCGGTTGTTGTCTGGGGTTCGCCCGTTTCAGTTGCTTTCAAGAAAGGATCGACACCCTGCATGGTAAGCCTCTGCCATTCGTAGGCAACTTCATCAGGGACTGTCCCTGCGTCCATTGCGTCGATTACAGCTTGCTCTCCTTGCTTGAAAATTGACTCATAAGGCGTAAAATCAATTTTTTCTTCTACCGGCGGGGTTCCTCCCAGATGTTCACTATCTAGCATCGTTCCTCCTGGATTACACTGTACTCACCAAGGCAGAGCAATGATGGTGTCCCGTTTCCGGCATCGAGCGTCTGGTGTCCCTTGTCTTTCATGTGTTCTCCTGATTATTTTTTTCCGGTTTCCCGGACAATAAAAAAACCCACCGTTTCCGGTGGGTTCCTTATTTCCTCTGCGGTTAAGAATTACCCTATTTCACTTTCCATTCTTTGTTTACCTTCGAATCACATACATTGCCTTGATTCAGATTCAGGGTGAGAATTATCTGCCCTGTGTAATCTTCCTCTTTTTTAATAATACCCAATTGGTAGCAATGTAGCAAGATTCCCCTTAAATGGTCAATAGGATTCGTTTCATTTTGTAATGTTCTATCCATACAATTACCCACCCTGTGGGCCGCCCATACCGTAAAACTCTAACACGGCAGGCGGTAAAATGCCCGCTTCGGCTAAAGGTTTTATGATAGGTTTGATAATTTCCATCATCATTTTGGTTTGGGCTTCCTGTCCGGCAGCGGCACTCTGTTGCTCAATCCTCTTTACCCATGCTTTCTTTACGCTTGTTGGAAGATCAGCCAGTTCAAGCATAGCCATAGGATCAGGAGCCATACCGGTTTTTGTAGAAATATCTATCATCTTGTTCATGGTCTTTTCGCGCCTTGTTGGAGTCCATGGGCTCTCATCTACAGAACACGCAAAGTCTACAGTCTTGAGCCTTTCCAGAACAGCTTTAATCTGTTCTATTGTGTACGGCCCATCAAATAGAGGGACCTTACTGTCGTCCTGTTCTCCCTCTGCCTGCACCCCAGAAACCATGATCTGTTCTTTCGCGTTCTCGCCGTGTAATACATCCATTGCGCGTTCAGGAGTATAAATTTGCTTTATGGCCTGGATAACAAGCCTGACCAGCTCCATGTTCCCGTCATTCTGGTTGTCAAACAGAAATTCGTTACCGCCAAGCCCAGACAGTTCTTGTTTGTCCAAAGATTTTCCGGCTTGCCTTTCCCCCGCCTGTCCCGCCATGACTGCGGTTATGTTGGATATCTCTCGCATCCTCTGAGGCGACATAAGCGACCAGTTGATGAGATCCGGAGGAATGTTATTTGTTTCTTGCTGAATAGGGATTCTTCCAACACTTTTAACAATCCATACAGTCCCAGGCATGGAACTTTCTTTAATGTACCTATCAGCATCAGATGGCTTCCAGAACATATCCCGCTCGATAAATGTAGGCTTCGCGTTACCTTTGACCGCATAGTCAACGATGAGAGATTCATTTTTATTTATTTGGTCTTGCAGATCCAGCAGCGGATAAACTTTTCCCCACCAATGGCGCCCGCGCTTCTTGGCATATATGGGAACAATGTTGAGTTTATCAAAAGGATAATTCTCCTTGTTCGGTGCGTATGATTCAAGAACAACATCACCGGCAAATATAGTCACCTCAAACTGCTTCCGGAAGAAAGGAACCATTACAACGCCGGTCATCTCTTTGAGCGATTTTATTATGGCAGGCGGGTAATCGATAAGTTCTGTGCTTATTCCTTTTGGATTAGTTTCTCCAAAATAAGTCATTCTCCACTGCTTCCTTTCAAAGGACTGCAGAACCTCAATTACCTTGTAATTCTTGGTAGCTACATCAACCAAAGAGTTTTCGTTGAAGCTAAACATTTCCATGTTTCCTTCTCTGTACTTCGGATAATCTAAATTCGCATCTGTTTCAGGCGTTGGGTATGTTGACCTTTCCTGCCAATCAGCTGTAACCTCTTCGGCTTTTTCTGGCCATTGTGCGGTCAGTTCTCGTAAGGACATGAATTTAGTTTTCGACGCATATTTGGCGTCATGGCCGTTCAGTAAATTGTGCGGTCCGTAAACTATTTCTTTCCAGGGATACCACTCGATCACCACTTTGCCGCGAGCGTCCTCTCGATAACAAACACGACATTCCACATTACCACGCCCTGCGATAAGCTGATCGCTGAACAGCACATTTTTTGTTTTAGGAAATCTGTTTCTTTCCAGTTCGTGCTTGACAAGAGCGCCCATGACATCGGCATCGAGCTGATCACCTTCGCCTCGGATCGGCGCCAGGACTGTTTCTACCTTGTTCCTGCGGTTATATCCGTCAAGAACATCCATGAGAGGTTCAATGTAGTTCAGGCGCAAAGCTGCGCGGTCTGATGCTACCATTTTGGCTTCGTCCAGATAATCCCACTGATCGCCACGGTAATACCGCTCTGATCGGAAAGCATTGTACCGGGAAGACGCTTCGTGAGATATCGCGCTTTTGAAAAGTTCCTGCGCTTCCACAAGAGGATCACGCTGATCTGCTGGGCGCTTAAACTTCTTTGGTTCCGGTTCATACTCAACGCCTGACATGGTATGAATATGCGGGCGCTTTCCTGCTTTCCCGAAAACCCAGTTAGCACCATCTTGCACAAATTCTATCGGGTGTAAATGCGGATCTGTTCCTGGCCCGCCAGTGGCGCACAACAAGATATCTTTCTTGCTTGTTCTTACAATTGCAACCGGGTGTTTGTGTACATACCCGCCTTTTCCCGCCTTTGTTGAATTCTCTATTCTGATTGAATCCACGGTATCACCTCCTTAACTGGACATATACGATCCGCGACCTAGTGGTCCCGCCGCGTATTGAGAATCATAATCGTCAAAATACGGATCTTTGGGTTTCAGTCTATACGGTTCTTCATCCTCTGCGCAAGCCATCACCAGCGCAGATGCCCTATCAGGACTTCTCTTGATTTTGAGTTTGATCTCGACATTGTTTTCTATCTTGATCTTCCCTTTGAACTGCGGCCCTTTCTTCTCCATGGGGGCACTTAATTCAGTGTGCAGTTTATCATCATCTGGAGGAAGCTTCAGTAAACCTTTTTGCAACATCCATCTTACATTCGCCCAGAGTTCGTCACGCCTCAGTGAGTATACTTCCTCGTTGTACGGCTTAGTATCAGTGTTAATCCCGATGATAAATTCATCTTCGTTTGCCCTGCGCAAAGCCGACTTATAGACCGAATGCCCTAGACCATTCGTTTCAACAACCATGATCCTATAGCCGTTCTGCCTCATTCTTTCAATAAGCACCTTGCCCAGAAGTTCCTCGTCTGACTTGAATTCGCTCTTTGCTATTCCCTCTATTTTCTCGATGTTTGGTCCCATCTTGTACACAACCATAGCCTCATCATGCAGCACAGCTGGGTCAACACCCATTACGCCTTCGCAATGCTCTTGCGTTTCAAAATAAGGTATACGACGGCACTGATCAATGAGCGCCCAGGAAATGAAGCTGCCGCCCTCTGACAACGGGGGCAAACCATTAATAAAGATTCTGTACCCATCTGTTCCCTTTCCACCGTACAACTCACACATTCGGTCTATATGATCCTGGGTAATCCTGGAAGACTTCTCACAGTCCCAATGGAGCCGTACATAATACCCTTTCATTTTTCCGAACTGTGTATCTATGGCGAACCCATGCTGGCGTGTAGGATTAAAAACAACTACACAGAAGTTAAACGGGTCAGTCATGGTATTGTCAAGAGCCCCAAACACTGCATCGCCGATGTTTGCTGCTTCGTCCGCTATTATTATCATGTGTTCTTCGTGACAGCCGTCGAGTGTTTTAGTGCTGCCGTCTTTCTCAACAACCGCTGTACGACCGAACGCCATTGAAGTTGTAACTCTTTGCTTGGTGTCCGGATCTCTCAGGTACATTTCAGAAGCGGTGATTTCAATGTAATCCCTGATAACACACATATATTCGCTGGTGTAAGGATCGCGCTTGTCCAGCCACTTCCTCGCTTCCTGCCACAAGACAGTTTTCAGCTGCACCTCAGACGGAGCCACACAGACAACCTTAACCGGGTTCAAGCAGATAAGAGCCCAGAGAATAGTCCAGGAAAGAACAGCATCCTTACCAGTGCCTTTCCCAGACATGATTGATAGACCACTCCGTCTAGCATACTCTTTCATGTGCTTATTGACATACGCATACCGCTTTCTGAGTGCTGCCTGTTCCTCTTTGTTGTCAAGAGCATCAGCATGACTGAGCATCTTTTTATAATGCTTCGCCAGAACCATGTTTCTGAAATGTCGTCCGAACTGTTCCTGCTGATTGGTTGGCTTGACCCCCAAAGCTTCCCGGAAGAAAGCCAGGGGGTCGTTGAACCAGTGCTCAATAAGATCGGCCATTTCTTGAATTTCTTGTTCGGTCATCATGCCTTTATGAATTCCCTTAATGAGTATACGCGGTTACACCACCCGCGAAAATGCTTTCTGTACTTCTCGTGGTCGTTCGCCAACTTTCTGTAATAGTCCATCCGGTCTAATAACATCAAAAGAATGGTCAATTCGTCTATTGCGCGTTTAGATGCCGTTAGGGTGAACGGTCCAATTATTCCGTCTACCTTGAGAAGGACAATTGGATTGCTGGCAGCGTTGATGCTTCGCTGTAAAGACATCGCCCCATCCGCTCCAGAAGTAATGCAGAAATCCATCACCAGGACATTCAAAGGATAATGGAGTTTATCACAGTGAAAAAACAGCCAGTACTCAGACATATAGATTTCCAGCGCATCATCTAGGCTGAAATCTTCCGCTTCTGCCTGGGGATGATATCTGTAATCTATGCCCCACTTGTCAAACTCGCTGCCCTTCTCCCAGTCGGCAAGGACAAAGTCATTCATAAACTTGTTGAAGTCACTCATCTGCAGGCATTTCCTTTTCTACCTTAATCCCATTTTCCAAAACAAATTTATGCACAAGCGGGAATAGGATTGTTTTTGAAATCCTGCCCCTGATCGGACCGCCCTTGTCCGGATCTTTAATTTCGTGCTCCATGGCAAAATGTAACAGAGTATCGTAACTCCAGGTGTCAACAGGAGATTCGCTAAGACCGATCTTTGTAATGCTGTCAGCAAGCACCTGGCTATGCTCTTTCGTAAGAGCGTCAGCCCTCTCAGGGCTTGTTTGAATTGTTATTTTGCCGTTGACCATGTATCCCTTCTCAAATGGCTCAGTCCCAAAGACACGCGACATGAATAGCACCAGTGCCTGCCCTTGCCCGCAGGATATCTTTATCCCGCCATGGCACTCAGCACAGCCCCGAAAGGAACACTTCTTACACACTGAAAAGAAAGGATTGTTTGACGGCATTGCCATGGTCCTATTCATTGTCGCCACCGTCGTTTATATGTTCTACCAGACTCTCTGTTTCCGGTTCTTCTGTTCCATCTTTTTCCATATCATCTGGATCACCCATATTGTCTTCTCCCGCAGGCGCTTCTGATCCATACATTTCAGCCACTTTCTCCCTCATTGGTTTAGGTTCTGCTGCAACCTTATACAGCTTGCCAAATCTGGAAGCTTTCACGATATACAAGTCACGAGCATCGCTTCCCTGCATGAGATAATCCCCTGCTTCCCCTTTCGTTGTACCCTCTGGCGTGTTCACTACGAACCTCGTTGTCATTAAACAAGCCTTACTGATCTGCTGGCTCTGGACATCTTCGAAGACCATCTGGTCTAGTGAAATCTTGTTCCCTAGCACTCTTACATAACTCATTTCGTTTCCTCCTGGTTCTTATTTAGTGGGCATTTACCATACTCAAATACCCTGAATCCTCTCGATCTCCTTCGCTGCTTGCTACAAGCAAACCACGCCACTGGACCCGTAGAGGTCTTTTCAACGTAGCAGTTGAACATCGGACAGGTGCGGCATGGATTCTTCTTTACAGGCTTCCTTACCTCGTCCAGTTCCTCTGGTAAAGCTATTTTGTCCGCCACACTATCTATAATGAAATACGCTATGCTTATCAGCGTGAATACCACTATTAAGAATACCACCCACTCCAGCGGGGTTGTCGTTATGATGGATGCATTCATCACAGCTCTTCATTCCAGATCACAGAGATCACCGCTATGCAGATCCCTATTACTATTACCAGTAGTACTGTTTCAATCATGTGAAAAAAGACCTCCGTGTTAAAACCGTATGTCCGTTATCTCTCTGCCACAGTGCTTACAAAATCCCTCGCTATGACTCGTTCGGTGTCTTGTCCAGATTATCTCATGGTTCCCAAATAAGCATCTCAACCAGCGCACAAAGGTAATCATCGCATTGCTCCTTGTTTTATTTTTTTGGTGAGAAAATGAAAGTGGTCCGATATATATGCAGCGGGGTCGCCAGGGGTTTCCGGGGGTGACTCCCCCCCAGTCTTTACAGGGTCTCTGAGGGGCTGGATTCGATCTGGAATCAGGCTGAAAATGGGTGCTATTCTACTCATTGGTTATAGACTCTGGCTGTATAGTGCTCTGTTGACCTGTTTCTGGCTCTGGATCAACGTCCGATAAGAAGCCATATGTCAACAGTTCGTGCTCGGGATTGTCAATCAAGACTGCATCAGAAGCCTTGTCAATCCCTGCGGTTGTAGCTCTGCGCAGCTGTACAGCTACCAAAATGGCACTGACTGACCTATTGGTATCTGTCGCTTGCCCTGACTCCAGTCTGTATACCTTGTGCACTGTCTTCAACGC